AGATTTTCGAGATGTTCTCGCCCATCTCGCCCGTGATCTGGTTCCATTGCTGGACGCCGGTCTTCGCTTCCTGGATTGCACCCTTGAAATCGCCGCTGAAAGCCTTCGTCGCGGCGCCGCCGATCGCCGAGAACGCCGCGGCGAATGCGGCCACCGATCCGCCGATGTATTCGCCGAGTACGCGAAACGTGCGCCACACGCCCGTCACGGCGTCCATGACGTAGGTGAGCCCCGTCACGGCCCCGCGCGTCCACTCAGCGATGGTGCCGTCGGCCACGAGCCCGCGCAGTTGGTCCCGGAGCCCGCCGGAGCCGTTGAACGCCTCCACGAATGCGCCGGATGCGTCAGCAAGCGCTGGCACCATGCCCATGGCCAGCGTGTCCGTGAGCGCACCGCCCGAGAGTTTCAGCCGCTCCAGGTTGTCGCCGAATCCATCCGCCTGCGCCGCCTGCTCTGTCGTGATGCGCGCCTGCAGCTCGCCGGCATCCGCGAGATCGGCCATGAACGGCAACAGTTCTGCGCCGGTCTTGCCGAACAGCGCCATCGCCGCAGCGGATTTCCCGGAGCCGTCCGCGAAGCCCTCCATCGCCTTCGCGACGGCGATCATCTGATCGTCCGGCGACAGCCGCTTGAACTGCTCGAAGTCGAGACCGAGCGCGCGGATCGCCTGCATGGTGCCGCCGGCTGCTTCGCTACCGATCGCCATGTTCTTCGCGAGCTTGTTCATGGCGTCGCCGACCTGTTCAGCGGTGACACCAGACAACCGGCCCACGTCGCCGAACTTCGACAGCGACTCGACGCTCGCGCCGGTCTTGATCGACAAGTCGTTGAGGGCCCCAGCCGCGTCGATCGAGCCCTTGATCAGATTCACGAACGCGCCGACAGAAACGGCCGCGCCGAGAGCGCCGAGCGCAGTCTTGGCGATGCCGGCGACGCGGTTGATCTCGCCCATCGCTCCGCCGACCGACTTCTTCGCCTCGGCCATGTCGGATTGCAGGCGCGCGATGTTCGCCGCCATCTCAATCGTGATGCCGCCGACGCTGACGCTCATGTCACTCCTTCTGCTTCGCGAGGGCCGCCAGGGATGCGGCGTCGATGTCGGTCAAGGCGTCGAGTTCCCACGGTGTGAGTCGCACGCCGTGCAGGCGCTGCCACGCCTCGATGTCGGTCAGGGTGAGCGGCGACAGGCCCATGCCTGTGCGCCGCGAGGCGGCAAGCTGCATGTACGCGTGCCACAGCTCCCGCGCCGCTGGCGGCACCGGCGGGCCCATCAGGCGCGGATCCACCTTGCCGGTGTTCTGCGCCAAGCGGTGCAGGTGCGTGCGCAGCGACGCGCCATCCCCTTGCCGCGCACCGAGCTCGATTTCGCGCTCCGCGTACTCGATCAGGTCGCGGCGGAGCGCTGAATAAAAGCCTCGCGCTCATCCAGTGCGGTCTTGACCTGGTCGCGCAACCAGCGCCGCTTCGGGTCTGCGTACAGGTCGCGCGCCGCCTGCGCCGAGCACGGCACGTCCGCCCCGCCGCGCCGCACGCCGGACCAGCCGAGCGTCGCCGCGATGAGCATGTCGAGCTCGTCCTGCTCATCGTCCTCGGGGTCGCCGAGCTGCAGCCGGCCGGTCTTCTGCAAGCCCGCGCGCAGTCGGCGCTGCCGGTCGAACAGGATGCGCTTGCGCGCCGGATGCTCTGGCCCCGCCAGGGTGATGACCACGCCGGTCGGCGCGCCGGTGACCGGATTCTTGATGGTCACGTCGGCTTGCGACAGGTCCTCGAAGTCGTCGATGTCGAATGATTCCACGGTGTCCTCGCAGGTTGGAAATGCCCGCGCCACGACCGGCCGCCACCTGCGAGGATGGCGAGCCGGCCGCAGCCGGTGCTCGGGGGTGAAAGGTCAGTGCGTCTCGGCGTAGCGCCACACGTACCCGCGGGCGGATGGGTACATGCCGCACATCGCGGCGTAGATATAGTTCACATCTGTCCGGAGACTTGCCGCCGCCGCGCGGACCGAATCGAACAGCAGCGGCGCACCACCGTCTGCTGGAGTCGCTACGACCGCGCGCGGCGGACGAAGAAGGCCGATGCGGCGGGCATGGAGCATGTTCTCCGAGCGAGTGCACCACTCCAGATTCGCGGCCGCGTCGTTTGTCTTGTCGCCATCGATGTGGTTGACATCCATCCGGCCCGCCGGCTCGCCGTGAAAGGCGAGCGCTACGAGCCGATGGACGTTCATCGCCACGCGGCCGCCTTCGACGCAGATATAGACGACGGCATAGCCCTGACAGTCGCGCCACGGCTTCAAAACGCGGCCGCGATTTCGATAAGGGGCGACCTGCCCCCACCTATTGCGCTTCAGCACCGTGCGATCAAGCGATCTGATCTGCCCAGCGTCGCTCGCCTGATAGACGCCGGCCGTGCCCGGGATGTCTTTCCAGGCCATCAGGTGAGCGTCGAATCTTGGATGACCAGCGTCGTGATTTCGGTATCCGCGCCGCTGCCGCCGGTTCCGTCGAGCAGCGCCTGGAACGGGAGCGTCTGCACGAGACCTCCCTCGCCATCGTTCTTCGACGAGCCACCCAGCTTGATGCGCGGGCAGACGAACGACAGGAACGCGGCGTCCTTGTCATTGGTGGCGCTGAACACCGCGATCATGTCGATCTCGGTCTCGTTCAGGAACGCGTCCCGCAGTGTCACGCTGTCGAAGTAGGCGGTGAGCTGACCCGTGACGAGAATCCGGCCGGCGAACAGGAACGGCACCGTGTTGGCGCCGACCACCGCATCGCCGCTGTAGTTGCTGGCGATGTCGAGCGTGAGCCCGGTGATGTTCGCGACCGCCGCGCCGCCCATGCGCAGCACGCCGTTGACCGATTGCATCAGTCCCGTCGCCGTCGCCGCTGTCGGACTGGTGAAGTAGGGCGCGGACCCGCTGCTGTAGGTCGTGACGTTCTGGCCCATCATGTCCATGTCGATCGTCGCGAGACCCGTGGGCGGCAGGCCAATGCTGATCTTCGTCGGCTTGCAGCCCGAGAACACCTCGGACTCGTCGAGATCCGCGTAGTGATGCTCGATCGAGAACGAGTTGTCCGTGTGACCGGTCTGCGGCGTCCAGCACCGCTTGCCCTGGATCGTCACCGTCGCCGAGGCAATCGGCCCTTCGGCCGTCATCGTCGAGCCGTTGAGCACGATCACCGTCGCCTCATCCGCATCGACCGCAGTCACGACGAGGTTCTTATTGAGGTTCGGCGCGGCAAAACTGCCCGCGGTCAGCCGGACCACGTCGCCGACCTTGATGCCATCGGTGAGGTACGAGCCGGCGGCACGGGTCAGCGTGTACGGGCCGGAGCCCGCAATCGTGATCGACACCCCGGTAATCGCGCTGGTCGCCGCCCACGCCTTGCGCAGCGCCGCGGCGATGAAGTCGGAATAGGTGCCGCACGACAGCTCGCCGGTGATCTTGCCCTGCACTCGGCGCACGCCGTGGCGAAAGTCGTAGACCTGCTGATCGGTGCGGATCTCGTTCGACTGGTATGAGTCCTTCGCGAGGTCGAGCGAGGACTGCACCCGGCGCAGATACTGCGCGCTGCCGGCCGACGGGATCGTCCCGTACGTCGACTCGGCCTTGTAGACGAGCTGCTTGAATACGCCGGCGGCCGGATTCGTCATGTCATTTCTCCAGGCAAAAGGAAGTCGGCCCCCGCTCGTGCGGAGGGATCGAGGGATTCAGGGATGCGTCAGCTCGGGTCGGAGTAGCTCATCTCGTAGCGCACGCGCCACGACGATGTGAGAGCTCCGAAGGTCCGCTCGCCGACTTCGATCTGCGGCGCCGTGGCGCCGCCGTAGTTCACGAGATGAACGAACGACAGCCCGAGGCGCGTGCTGGTCATCATTGCGACGTGGATCTGCGCCCGCATCTCCAGCAGCGTCGCCTTCACCTCGGCCTCGTCATCGCCCGCGCAGTAGGCCGTCACCTGCACGTCCAGCGTGCTGTAGATCAGCTGGCTGATCTGCGCCTCCGCCGCGTCCTCACCGAACGTGACGGACACGGCCGGCAACTCGCTCTCGTCCTCCGAGAGTGCCACGGCTCGGTGTGCGTAGACGACCGCGTCGAGTGAAGCGTTCGCCTCCAGAGCCGAGACGACGGCCTCGATGATCTGATCGGCGCGATGCATGTCAGACCTTCAGCAGGATGCGGGTGAGTCCCGTCCCGTCCGGTTCCTGGTGCCGCAGCTTGTAGGCGTCGCCCTGTACCGTCAGGACAGTGCCCTTCGCGAGCGCCGCCACGTCTGCGGTGCGCGCGATCAGCACCGGCTGGCGCGTCTCGAGGTCGATGTCGCCGGGCTGCACCGCCGCATAGGGCCGGTCGAAAATCGCCGTGAACGACCCGCCGGAATAGGTGACAGTCAGGTTGTCCGTGGTGATGCCGGCGAGCGTCTCGACGATGTCGAGCAGGTCGTCGGCGGACTCGATGCTCACCGGCGGACCTTGCGGGTACGCGGCGCCTCGGCGGGCTGCAGATCCGTGGCAGCTTCACCCTCCGCCACCGGCACCGGCACCAGCTTGGCGTGCAGGCCCTTGGGGATGTCGAGGTCGGTCACCACGATTTCGCCCGCCTTGAAGCTGATCTCGGCTTTCGGCGCATACAGGTTTTCGGCCACCTTCACCACCACGTGCGCGCGGCGGCGCAGTTGCTCATCGGTCAGCGCGAACTGGCCGACCTTAAACGTGACCGGCTCAGTCGTCAGGTACTTGTTCACGTTCACCCCGGAAAAGAAAGGGGGCCCGAAGGCCCCCCCGTACATCAGGCCATCGTCGCCAGGCACGCGTGCTGCCACAGGCCGTAGCCCACGTTGCGCCAGGTGTCGATGCCGTACTGATGGGCGTCGTAGTCGAACTCGAATTCCGACCCCTCCGCCTTGACCTTGAGGTCCACCGGCGTCTCCTGCTGCCTGATCAGCGCCTTGATGTTGCCGTCCGCACGGAACACCGCGACCCTGTCCGTCCATGTCAGGCGGGCATTCGGCACGACACTGATCCGGAAGTCGGCGGCCGGCACCACGTTGCTGTTGCCGTTGTCGACGAACGGCAGCCGCGTGGCCGCCAGAGCCACATTCATGAGCGAGATCGGCGTCATGACCAGAAAGTTCGACGCGTTCTCGTTCATGGGCTCGCCACGGTCATCCTTGAAGCCGTAGATCGCCTGGATCGCCTGCAGAATGACCTGCTGCATCTCGCCGACGCTCGGCGCGGTCGTCGACCCGTGCGCCGCGGTCGCCAGCGCCGAGATGTCGACGCTGATGTCGTTCGATTGCGAGCCGCTGTCACCCTCCGAATGGTCGGTGTCGAAGAAATACTGGCCGTCGTAGCACGCCGTCGACTCGCCGTTGATGACGAGCGTAGAGAGCAGGCTGGCCCAGTGCGCGTTGGCCCGCTGCGCGAACTCGTCGACCCGCGCCATGATCTGACCGGTCTTGTCCCGGCGCATTTCGCGCTTGAGGATCTCGAGCGTCGCTTCGTAGTGCTTGTTGACGATCGTGATGCCGTTCTCGGTGAAGCCCTTCGCCTGGCGTCCGCCGATCCACTCACGCATCGCCGGCACCTGGCCGAGCCACGGGTAGGTTTCCGACGCCTGGTCGGAATTGAACTCGTTGGAGATCAGGCTGATCCAGCTTCCGCCGATGTCCTGCTCCAGCGTCTTGTAGAACCGGCCGATGACGGCACGGCTCGAAAGGGTCTCTGCGCCCATGATGATTTACCTCGAAAGTTGAAGAAACCTGCGGCCACGAAAAAGCCCGCGCGAGGCGGGCTGTCATGGCCGTTGAAAAGCGAAAACCGACGCGCGAGACCTCAGCCGCCCAGCCGGCGGATGATCGCGTTGACCTTGGCGATGATCGACGCGAGATCGTCCTTCGTGCCGGCCGTGGTGTCGTCGCAGGTGTCCGTCGCCGATCCCGTGGTGCTGTCCGTCAGCTCAGTCAGCGTACCGTGATGAGCGCCGAACGCCACGACGCCCACACCGCTCGACACGTACCGATGCACGTAACCGATGCGGGTGTTCGTCGACTGCGTCAGCGTGAACGTGTTGTCGTCGGACGCGAACACGTCCTTGCCCACGTCGGTGATCGCCAGCGAGCCGACCGCGAGCTGCACGAATCCGCGCGTCCGCACGTCGACGTTGACCGCGCCCGCGGCGCCGGCCGAGTTGTCCGCCTTGCGCACCGCGAAGCCGCGGAACGGGTCGCCCGCCGCCAGCGGCCGGGCATAGCCGGACGCGTTGTCGCCGACCGCGGCGCCCTCATAGATGATGTCGCTCGCGATGACCGGAAGCGTGTTGATGTCGCCGTTCTCGTAGGCGCGCACGGCATTGGCTGCAAGAGTCGTCATGTCAGTGACCTCGAAAAGTTGAAGTGAAAGGGGTTACTTGGTCGTGCGAGCAGCCAGCCGGCGCACCCGCCCGCCCTCTTCAGCCTTGCGGCACGCGAGGTACGAGTCGAAGTCGTCGCCGAAATCGGCCCGGACAGACGGGTCCGTCTGCCACTCGGCGCGGCAGCGGTCTTCGAGCGGCGCCGTCTCGTCGACCGCCGGCTTGCCGGCTGGAGCCTCGGCAGCAGCCGCCACGGCCGACGCAGCATCCGCACGCAGAGCGGTCAGGCGTTCGCCGCGCTTCTGGCGCTCGGCCTCGATCACGCGGGCGGCGGCCTCGGGCCCGGTCGTCTGGCCGTCGAACATGAACTGCTCGATCAGCGCCTCATGGCCAGCGAGCGCGACCGCCCGCACGGCCTGGATGCGCTGCAGCTCGGCTGCCGCGCCCTCGGCACGCGCCGCGCTCAGAGCCGACGCATCCGCGCGGCCCTCCGCACGAAACGCCTCGGCGATCTCGGGATAGTCCGCCGCGATCTGCTCGCGGGTCAGTGCGACCTTCGTCATGTCGGATACTCCATCGTGAATTGAAACCAAGAGCCCTTCGAGCGAGCCGACCCGGTCGGCCATGCCGGCGTCCACCGCCGACTGACCGATCAGCAGTCCGCCCGCTCCGAATTCGGCGGCCACGGTCTCAGCAGAGACCTTGCGATTGCGCGCCACGGTGTCGATAAACACCCGTGCCAGCTCATCAGTGTTCGCCTGAATCTGCGCCTTGCCGTCCTCGGTCCGCACGTCCGGCCGCTTGCGCGGCGACTGCGTCGAGACGATCTCGATCAAGTCCTCGTCGTCACTGACGGCGACCTGTGTCACCACGCCGATCGAGCCGAGCTGCGCAGTGTCATTGACCACGATCTGGCTTGCCGCCGATGCGATCCAGTAGGCCGCAGACGCCGCCATACCGTCGACGTAGGCGATCACCGGCTTGTCCGCCGCGCGGATCATCTGCGCCAACTCCGAAATGCCGGTGACCTGCCCGCCTGGCGAATTGATCTCCAGCACGATCGAGTCGATCGTCGGCTGGTCGAGCGCGGCCCGCAGCTCGGACGCCACCTCCTGCACCGACGTGGCGCCGGAAATCTGCGTGAAGACGTTCGCGTACCGGAAGATCGGCCCGGTGATCGGGATCACCGCCGTGGCACCGCGCACGCTCGAGCGCATCTCCTGACCGAGCGGCCGACCGCGCTTTGCGAGCACTGCGTCGAAGTCCGGCACGTGTTCGCGCGAGGCGATGTCCATGATGATCTGCAGCGATTCAGGCAGGATCGCCCAGCGCTCGTTTGCGATCGCGTTCAGCACCCGCCGCGCGGGCCGCTTACTGTTCTCCATTGACCACCTCTTGCACGATCGGCCGCGGGCCGCTCGGTTCTGGCTTGCCGACGATGGCTTCTTCCGCTTCGAGGCCGGTATTGACTTCCGCCCAGTCCATGCCTTGCAGCGCCAGCGTCTCAATCGTCCGATTTGAGAGCCGCGCGTCGATCCGCTCGCGCGCCGCGTTGATTTCCTTGAGCGGGTCGATCTGCCCGGGCCCGTCACCGATCCACTCGGCCGCGCAATACGCTGCTCGGCTGGCCGGATCGTCGAAGAATCCCGGCGCATCCACGCGCCCAAGCGCGACCGCCTCCTCGAGCCATGCCTCATAGACGGGCTGGCACAGCATCATCGCGAGCCACGCCCGGCGCGCCTTGAAGAATCGCCACGCCTCGAGCAGCGCCGCACGCGCGGCCGAGTAACTGGACTCGAAGTGCTTCAGCAGCACCTCATAGGGCAGTTCCAGCGCGACGCCGATCTCGCGGAACATCGCATCCATGAACACCTCGGCCGCCGCATTCGGCCGGCCTGGGTTCGCGAACTGCACGTCCTCGCCCTTCGCGAGGTCGATGATTGCCCCGGACCCCATCTTCACTTCCGCCCCGGACGCCGGGGCCGATGACAGCGGATCACCATCAGCATCCAGATCAAGGCCGTTGCCAGATCCGGTCTTCACGAACACCGTGAACATGCTGGCGATCACCGCCGCCTGAATCTCGTGCGACTTGTAGTCGCTGACCTGCTTCAGCGTCTCGACGACCGGCGCCAGGTACGGCGTACCGCGAGTCTTGCCGGGCCGCCGCTTGTCGAACAGGTGCAGGACATTCCGCCGGCCGGTCAGGCGACCAAACGCCGGGATCACGTCCCACTCGTTTTTCCGGCCATCCATCGCGCCCGGGTGGCGCCGGTTGATGTGGTAGGCCACGGGCGCCCCGAGTGGGTCCTTCTGGACGCCCGCGATCAATGACTCTGAGTCGCCCTTCTTGTCGCGATTCTCGACGCGATCCGCCTCGACGAGCTGCAGCTTCAGCTCGTACACCGAGCCCCGCCGCGCCGCCATCGGCATGACCACGAACACGTCACCGGATTCCAGGCACGACCGGAGAGCCAGCGCCTGCAGGTGGTAGAAATCGAGCGTCGCTTCCGCGTCACAGGCGACCGGGGACTCTGCCCACAGCCGGAATTCACGCTCCACGACCGCCCGCCACTCGTTGGCCTGCTCCGGCGTCATACCGAGAGCGACGGCGTCCGGCTTTGCCCGCAGTGCAAGCCCCGTCCCGACAACCGACGTGACGTTCGTGTTGATCGCGCCGATGGCGATCGGCGCATTCCGCGTTAGATCGCGCGAGCGGCGGCGCAGGACGTCGAGGTCAAAGAGATCATCCGCATCCGCAGAGCCCGCCA